CTCATCGTGCAAAGCGATTTCGATGCTGAAATCACCCATCTTTAAGCCAATAGCCACTACCTCGCTGTTCATGTGGTCTTGCTTGGTATAGTCACCTTCAAACAAAGTAAACTTACCATTGGCGTGTACCAAATATACGCCGTCCTCCATTGTGGATTTTGACACCTGCGCCTGTTTGGCTATTTCCTCGTTGCCCTTAATGAAAGAATACGCTTCTTTAGCGTCTTTCGTGTTACCACACCACTGCAATAACTCATATCTGAATTGCTGTGTACCTGTTAAAATTCCGTTCTTTTGAATATCCATTTTTGTATATGCTTTAAATTGTTGTTTAATCTTTCAAGTAATATGGGGTTGTGTACCCTGCACCTTTGAGGGGCAAATCTTTACACCATGGTATCGGCTCACTAAACAAAGCCTCAACCATTGGTAACGTCTGGTCTTTCGTGGCTTCCACTATGATTTCATCGTGGATATGGAACACTACGTTTAACCCTCGCTGCTCGGCTCTAAGTATCACCATGCCCAAAATATCACGTGCCGTAGCCTGTACTATATTTTCGGTTAGCTTACCGCCGTAGGTTCTGACCTTTCCCCATTTCTTTGTAGTTTGGTTTACTCCCTCATACTCTATAATATCGTGGTCGCCTCGCCAACCGTCGTTATACTCTGTGCTGACTTCTGCACGTGGGTAACAAATAGTTCTTCCACTTGGTAGGGTAATCAGTAGCATACCCCAACGATAACCGATTTTTATACCTCGCTGTATGGCAATTTCTCGCCCTGTCTTGATGGCTGTAATGGCTGCTTTCTCCACTGTTCGCCACAACTTAACAATATGTGGGTTACTGTCTCGCCACTTGTTCACGATGTCCTTTTCTTCGGATTCTGATAAACCTAACTTCTTACCGCCCATCGCTTCCAAAGCTGCCGGGCCTCCACCATATCCCAAACCTAAAACGGCTACTTTGCCTTTTGGTCGTAGGTCTCCGTTGGGGCCGTGCTTCTGAACTGGTACACCAAACATCTTGCTCGCTGTCTCACAATAGATGTCGTGCCCTGCCCTGAAAGCGTCCAATACCCATGTTTCCCCGGCTATCCATGCTATCACACGTGCCTCGATCGCTGAAAAGTCGCAAACATGGAACGTGCAACCGGGCTTTGCTATGAAAGCGGTACGTATCAATTCGCTAAGTACTTGGGTGACGTTTCCGTAGTTCATTTCAAACTCATCTAAATCGCCCTGCTTAACTAAGTATCTGGCATCGTCCAAACTCTCCAGATGGTTCTGTGGTAGGTTCTGCAACTGCACCAAACGCCCCGCCCATCTGCCTGTACGTGCTGCACCACAAAATTGCAACAAACCATGTACTCGGCTATCCTTGCAGACACATTTTTGCATAGCGGTGTACTTCTTGTTAGAAGTCTTACCCATTTCCCTACGCAAAGCCAAAACTTTCTGTACCTTAGGCCAATACTTAAATTGTACCTCGTAATCGTCCAAATTCTTTTTGTTGAGGCTGTCAACGGTAAACCCTGTATTCTCGGATATGTATTGTTTGATTTGTCCGGGGCTGTTCGGGTTACTCATGCCTGTAAGTTTTCGTGCTTCCTCGAAAAGTTCATCTTTGTAGGATTCATCAAATCGGGCGGCATTGTTTACCAACGTCTGGTCGATCATTACGCCACGGTCGTTAATATGTTGGTCGGCTGTGTACAATCTTTCGTCAAACTCTGGTACCTCCAATCGCCTGACCTTTTTTAAGATTGCTTGCTCTACCTCCACATCACGTTTGTTGTAGGCTTTGAACGTTTGCCATTTCTCCGGGGCATCGCTTGGCTTGTGCCGTATGTACTTTGTTATGCCCTGCTTGGTCTGCTTGTTTGGAACACTGAAATATCGTATCAGGGCTTTGCCCTCACTCATCTTTCTATCTTCCAATTTTAGCACCTCACCGCATTGGGCCAACGAAAGCGGCAAACCCATTCGTGCGGCTCTCACCATCGTACACCGCCATTGCTTCGGGTCTAATCGTTCATCTATATGTAGATAGACACCTAAACAAATACGCTCGAAAGCTGCATTGTAAGCGGTCTTTATAACATCGGGGTCGGTTAATGCCGCCTTAATCTCTGGCGGTATCTCTTCGCCACTTGCCAAATCAACCACCTGCACCGGACCACCGTCCACGCTGTAACCGAAAAGCAAAATTTCAAAGTCTTCTGCTTCCACGTACTTGTAAACGCCACATTCGGTTAGGTCGTTGCTACTGTAAGTTTCGATGTCTATGCCTAATTCGTTCATACGCTTGTTAGTTTTAATAAAACCCCGGCGGCTTATCCGTTGCCTTTAATTCCAATGTCACCGCCGGGGCCATCAACTTAACATTTTATCGTAGAAAAGAAAATCGCTTACAAATCTTCGTCGTCTTCATCGTCAAAGTCAATATCGCCAAAGTCGCTTTCGGCTGATACTCTGCCGCCCAAATGGTCGTCGTCCTTGAACTTCATAATATTGTTAAGTCCGCACGCTACACCCTTGTTACCGCTTACGTCGTAGGCATAGAAAGTTACCGATACGATTGCCCAACAACCGCTGTAAACTTCTTCCTCGTCCACGATAGGCACTTTCTTTTTGTCAACAACTCCTGGGCGTGTGTTGCTCTTAGCGTTCAAATAGAAGTGGTCTTCATAAACCTCATCGTCCTTTTCGTCACCATCACGCAAAGGCAAATCAAGTTTCTTAGGCTCTTTGCCTCCCCACTTGGCTACTACTCCGGCTTTACGTGCTGCCTCGATCGCCTTGTTAATGGCTTCGATAGTCTTCTTTTCAGACTTCGGCAAAAGTACGTTAGTCATAAACTTGCCCTCTCCGTCTCCGTCTGGGCTGTACTTTTCAAAAACGTGTGTGTAACTAAGGCGGCATGGGCCAAAGATTACCTTAGTGTCGTTTACTATTTTAGGGTCTCTCATAATTACATGAATTTAAATTGTTAATACTAATTGATGTCTTTAAAATCTTCTGCTGCCTGATTGAACGCCGGGCGTTTATCAGATTCAGGCACTAACGTTGGTTTGCCCTGTGGCTTATTGATGTAATCGGCGCAAAGTGTACCAAAGCGTTTCTTACCTATCAGTTTTTCCAAATCGGTGATACTTCTTAGCTCTGTTGGCTTTAGATAGGATTCTTTTGCAAATCCCTCCTTGCCCAAAAGTTCCATAACTGCGCTTGGGTCGGTAATCTTTCTTACACTGCGCCCAGCTACGATTTTGAAACCTTGATATTGTACACCATCTAAGGCCTGTTGTAGGCTGTATTCCTCAACACCTGTTAGCCACGTTTTGAACGTTGAAAGCAAAGGCAATATGGTACGTTCCATGTCCTCTTTGCTAATCAGTCGTGGGTCTGTGTGGGCTTGCTGTGCATTGATGCAAGTTGTAGCGAGTGCCTTGCAGCTTGCCTTAACCTTGCAGAACTGGCACCATGCACCTGCCTTTTGTGTTCCACCTGCATAGGCTTCCTTTGCCTTAGGTTGTAGCTCATCAACCGCCCAATTTATCAGGTCGCTTGCACTAATCTCAAACTCACTAAGGTTGTCAATACGTGGCTGTACAATAGTCATTCTAACTTTGCTTATGTTGTACTCAAAGTTGAATAAGTCCCATGCACCTAAAGCATAAATCATCATCTGTGGATTTTCGACGGCTGAAACTTTCACGCCCTTGCCATATTTGAAGTCGATCACCTCCATTACCCCATCAGCAATAATTACTGCATCAGAAGTGCCAAAGGCTTCTGGTATGTAGTGACTAAAATCTAACTTGACCTCTACCAATAACTGTGCGTCCTTGGTCTTTTTTCGGGCTGCATTGAACTTCTCCAACACGATTGTTTTGTATGTGTCGGTGTACTCGTCCATTTCGCCGCTGTGGTATTGGTCGTACAAATCGGCAATCTCTTGGTTTTCCTCTTTGACTTCCAAACCTAAAAACTCTTTCAGTTTCTTGGCGCAATAG